CAAGTCGCTGCGTGCCGCCATCGAAGCCGACCGAACCTTGGGCGGTGTCTGCGACGACCTCATCGTCACTGGCGCAGAGAACCTGACGAACATCGATGCGAACGACACGCTGTATCTGGCGGTCGATTTCAAGGTCACGGTGTACGCTTAGAACGTGGCGAAATACTTGGTATCTGGACCGTTCCCGGTGACTGGCGTTCAGCCAGGCGGGTTTGTGGACGGAAGTGGAATCGACAATGTAGAGTTGTTGCTGCAAGCCGGTGTCCTCACACTGGTGCAAGAAGTCAAGAAACCCTCAAAGGCCGATAAGGCAGGAGACAAATAGTCATGGCAAAGCTGGTCCTCAAAGACGCGAACATCGTGTTCAACGGCACCGACATCTCGGGCAACGTCGCGTCAGTGACGCTCTCAACGACCGCTGCTGAAGTCGCAACGACCGCCTTCGGTTCGAGCGCAATCACCCGTGTCTCCGGTCTCATCGACAACTCGGTGACGTTCAGCGTCCACAACGACTACAACGCGATCGACGGAATCTTCTTCCCGCTCGTCGGCTCAACCGCAGTCACCTGCGTCATCAAGCCGAACGGCACTGGTGTCGCATCGCCAACGAATCCGTCGTACACCTTCTCGGTGCTCGTCACCGAATGGCAGCCGGTCAATGGTGCGGTCGGCGATCTCGCCACCGCCGATGTGACGTTCCCAATCTCGGGCGCCATCACCAAGGGCACGGCCTGATTCCAATCCACCTAACCTGCGGAGGTAGAAAATGAAAATCGCGTTGAGTGTCACGACCGTTGATGGCGTGCGCACATCGGTCGCCGAGTTTGCGGACTTCGTCAAGTACGAAGAAACGCACAACGTGTCGATGGCGAAGATTGAAGACGACCTCAAAGTGCGTGACCTTGCTTGGCTTGCGTGGCATTCTGAGAAGCGTCGCAAAGTCACCAGCCTCGAGTTCCATGCTTGGACTGAAACAGTCGAAGCAATCAGTATCTCCACCGAGGAGGCCAAGATTGGCCCTTTGGAGAGAACTCAGCCCACTGGTTGATCGCCTATTTGGCGTGCGAGACGGGCATTGCGCCGTCTCAACTGTTGGCTGAGTCTCCACGAATGTTGTTCACGATGCAGGCGTATCTGCGTTGGCGTTTCGTGAAACAGAATCCGACGACACCGTACAATCGTTGACATGGCTCAGCCAGACATTGCGGTGCTTGCGCCGGGACTCATCAAGTTCTTGAAAGCGACTGCGCGTGCAGTGCCGCAGTTTGACAAAGGGATTCGTGAGGCGTCGAATGATGTTGCGGTTCATGTTGCGAACCGGGTGAAGGCTGGTGCTGCGGCTCAAGCTGCGCACGGTCGTGTGAGGTCTGGCGGCTCGGGGCGTTCTCAGGCTGCGGTTGTCGCTGATGCAATCAAGGCTCGGCGTGATCGCATACCGAAGATTGGTTTCACGAAGGGCAATGTGTTCGTGTCGAAGTCTCGCCCGAACAGCAAACGTAAGCGGAGGGTTTTGGCTGGTGACGTGTTCTTTGGTGCGGAGTTCGGTGGTGGTCGTAGGAAGACGACGCAACAGTTCTTGCGTCATCGTGGCAGGCAGGGTTACTTCTTCTGGCAGGCTGTGCGAGATAGTCGTTCGTTCATCGCTGAGCAGTATTTGACGAACGTTGAGAAGGTAATCAAGACGATCAGCCCCGGTGCGAACTAGCGGACAACTGCTCTAAGTTCAGCAAGTAGAATCGGCGTTCATGGCCGTTGAGCGCTCATTTCTTGTCAAGCTTGTTGGCGACGCGAAGCAGCTCATTCAGGAGTTTGCGAAGACTGAGAAGGCTTCTGAGGGCGTTTTTGGCAAGGGCGGTATCGGCGGAAAACTACAGAACTTGCTTCCGTCGTTCAAGACGATTGCAATCGCTGGCACTGCTGCGTTCGGGGCGGTGACTGCCGCGGCCGGGTTGGCGGTGAAGGCTGCGGCTGAGGATGCCGAGTCGCAGGCGCGTCTGGCTCAGGCGTTGAAGACGACGTTCGGTGAGTCCGAGCAGTTGGTGGCTGCGACGGAAGAGTTCATCACATCGATGATGGAAGCGGCTGCGGTATCGGATGACCAGTTGCGTCCGGCGATGACGACGCTGGTGCGTGCGACAGGTGACTTGAAGCAGTCGCAGGATTTGTTGAAACTTGCGCTCGACATCAGTGCCGGCTCGGGCCGTGACCTTGAGGCGGTGACGATTGCGCTTGCCCGTGCAAGCCAAGGTTCGGTCACGGCTCTAACTCGTCTCGGTGTGCCACTCGATCAGAACGCAGTCAAGACCAAAGACTTTGAGGCAATCACCCGCCAGTTGGCTGACACCTTTGAGGGTGCTGCGGCTGCTTCGGCGGACTCTGCGCAAGGTCGGTTCCGTGCATTCGGTATCGCAGTCGATGAACTGCGTGAACAGTTCGGCGAGATGCTCCTTCCAGCGTTGACCGATGTGACCGACTATCTGACCAGAACAGTCATCCCAGCATTCAGCATGGCGATTGAGGCATTCCGTAGTCAAGGTGTGAAGTCGGCGTTGGCGGTATTCGTTGCCGCGTTCGGACAAGCAGGCATCGCAATCCTTGATCAACTTGAAGGTGTTGCGGTTGGCGTCTACAAGTTCATGGAAGGTGTCGTCGCAACACTCAGCCCACTATTTGCGGCGATTGATTTGGTGCGCTCGTTCCTTGCGTTGGGCAAGCCGATTGAATCAATCCAAGCTGGTATCGCACGCAGGACTCAAGAAGTTCAGGGTGCATTTGACGGCTTCCGTGATTCGGTATCTCAAGCCTCGAAGCGATTGGAAGTGATTGCGGCTGGTCCGATGGATGTGGTCGAGCGTCGCCTGGCGCAGATCGGGCGTGTCGCCAAAGGCAGCAAGACCAGCCTGGACGATTTCGGTGACGGTGCCGAAGGTGCGGGCCGTAAGAGCGGCAAGGCTGCGTCCGACATCAAGACGTTCCAAGACAGATTGAAGGAATACACGTCGGCGGTGAAGTCGGCGAAGTCCGCTTCGGATGCGTTCGGTCGCAGTCAGGAGCGTGTGAGTGATGCTCGAGTGTCGTTGGCTGATGCGGACAAGGCGTTGGCTGACGCTCAGGATGCTTTGGCTAGGGCTCAGCAGGGTGGTTCGCCGGAGCAGATTGCGGCCGCGAACCGCAGGGTTGCCGCGGCGGAGCGGACGGTTGCCCGCTCAAAGTTCGATGTCGAGGAATCAGTTATCGCAGTTCGTGATGCTGAGCGTGAGTTGGCTGAGTTGCGTGGGGACCCGGAGGCGACACCGGATGCGATTCGCAAGGCGGAGATTCGTTTGGCTGAAGCGAAGTTCGCTGTGGCGGATGCCGAGGACCGTCAGATTGAGGTCACGGATAGTTTGACGGAGGCTCGCCGCGAGTTGCGTATTGCAACCGAAGGTTTGCGTGAAGGTGACGCGGAGCTCATCCCGTTCCAGGCTGCTGTTGAGGATTTGACGAAGCGTCAGACGGATGCGGCGAAGCGGTACAAGGAAGCGTTGAATGATCAGACTGAGGCGTTGGAGGAGTACACGGCGGCGTTGGCTGCGTTGGCTGCGGTCGCTGCGACGGTCCCGAAGGTCGCTGGCGCTAACCCGGTGACGGGTTTGATTCCCGTTCCGCCGACACCTGTCAGCGACCAGCGCATCATGCCAGACAACGCTCCTACGCAGGTTGTGGTGAACATTACGAACGGTATCGGCGGTAACGCCTACCAGGTCGGCAAGGAACTCATTGAGATACTTGACCAGTACACGTCGGTGGCTGGTCCGCTTGACACGTTGATGCGCGTGGCCTGACATGGCGAAGGTGATGCCGTGGGGTGAAACCCTGAAGGTGCTGCTGGACGCAGGGTTCATTACCGATGCGTTCACGCTCGACTCATCCACACTCAACGGTACTGACGTCCTCGACGGCTCAACCGAGTTGGTCGACGTCACCGAATACGTCCTCTCCGTCGGCATCACACGCGGACGCACCGACCAACTCCGCTCACAATTCCAGCCCGGCGTCTGCCAAGTTGTGCTCGACGACCGCGCCTCAGGCCGCTCCTTCGATCCAGCCAACACCGCCTCCCCGTACTACCAAGGCGATCTCGGCATCGCCCCACGACGCTTCCTCCAGGTCTACGCAGGGACCGCCGGTGACGAACCGCTCTTCGTCGGACGAGTCCAAGACCTCGACATCGAATACGCCCAACCCGACCTCTCCACCTGCACCATCGTCGGCATCGACGACCTCTCCAGCTTCGCCAAAACCACCCTGCTCGCCTTCACCCCACCACAAGAACTCACCTCCGCCCGAGTCACCCGCATCCTCGACCGACCAGAAGTTGCCTACTCCACCGCAACCCGCAACATCTCCACCGGTGTCGCCACCCTCGGCACGTTCGCATACGCCGACGGCGACAGCGTCGCCGGCGCACTACAGCAGGTTGCCGAATCAGAAGACGGTCGCTTCTTCATCGCACGCAACGGCGACGCAACCTTCCAACCACGCATCGCATTCACATTCTCCACCGCGATCGCCACCTTCTCCGACGCAGGCACCGCCATCCCATACCAGTCCCTCGACGTGCTCTACGGTGCCGAAACGCTCTACAACTCTGCGACCATCACCACCAAAGGCAATGCGCTCGGCACCGCCATCGGCACCGCATCCATCACGCAGTACGGCATCAGCAGCTACAGCCTGAACGACCTCCCACTCGTCAGTGCTGGCGAAGCCGCCACGCTCGCACAGAACATCGTCGACAAATACGCCGAACCAATCTCACGATTCGTCGAGATAGGCGTCACGATGAACAGCCTCAGCCCAGCACAAATCGAAGCCATCGACTCCTTCGAGATCGGTGACGTCATCAGCGTCGTCAAGAACTTCGCCACCGGGGCACCAGCGTCAATCACCCAAGATGTGTTCATTGAACGCATCGCCCACCAGATAACACCAGGCATCCATCAGGTCACGCTCGGCCTCGGGCAAGCCCAAATCCTGACAGCGTTCATTCTGGACACGAGCGAACTCGACGATGCGTCTGTCGGGCTCGGATAAACTAGGGCCACTATGGGAGCAGGATTCCGCACATTCGCCAGCGGCGAAGTATTGACCGCCGACAACGTCATGAACTATCTGATGAAACAAATGGTGATGGTGTTCGCCGGTACCGCTGAACGCGGCTCAGCACTACCCTCACCCGAAACAGGCATGGTTGCATACTCGACGGCCACCGGCATGCAGGTCTACAACGGAACCGCCTGGGTTAGTATTTAGCGTCATGGGTTCTGGCTTCCGCACCTTCCAGTCAGGCGAAGTCCTGACCGCATCAAATGTTCAGAACTATCTGATGGATCAAGCCGTCATGGTGTTCGCCGGTACAGCTGAACGCGGCTCAGCACTACCTTCACCCGAAACAGGGATGACTGCCTACTCGACCGCGACAGGTTTGCAGGTCTACAACGGAACAGCATGGATTGATGTTTCAACGGGTTACGGTGTTGCGACTGGTGGCAGCTCAAGCTCGATTACGGTCGGCGGCGTGAACTACACGCTGCTTCAGTTCACTTCTTCTTCAACGTTGACGGTGACGAAGGCTGGGCTGTTTGACATCCTCGCGTTTGGCGGTGGTGGCGGTGGTGGCGGCGCGCAAGTCACATATGGTTCGGGCGGTGGTGGCGGCGCTGGCGGAAGGTTTCAGCAGACGGTGTACCTTGCCGCTAATGCGAGCATCGTTGTTGGTGCTGGTGGTGTCGCTGGTGTTTCTACAGTTTCGGTCCCGTTGGCTGGTTCTGGTTCTGGTTTCGGTACGGTTGGCGGTGCCGGCGGTGGTGCTGGCGGCAACGGACAGGCAGACGGTTTTAGCAATCAGGGTTTGGGTGGTTCAGGTGGTGGCGGTGCATCACTAGGCGGAGGATCGGCCTACACAATTGCTGGCGCGCCGTCAATGTTTCCGGGTGAGCAAGGTTACGCAGGCGGCAACGGTACAAGCACCGCTACGAACGCCGGCGGTGGTGGTGGTGGTGCTGGCGGTGTTGGCGGTAATGCAGTCACGACCACAGGCGGCAACGGTGGCAACGGGTTCGATGTTGCGGCATTTATCGGCGGCTCAGCACTATTCAAGGCTGGCGGTGGCGGCGGTGGCGGTGTCACAGGCGGTACGGGCGGTTCGTCGGTTGGTGGTGCTGGCGGTTCTAATGCAGCCGGTACTGCAGCGTCAGCGAACACGGCAGGCGGCGGCGGTGGGGCCGGGGTTGGTGCAACCCGAAGCGGCGGCAACGGCGGTTCAGGCATCGTCTACGTAAGGTTCAAGGTCTGAGATGGCTTACCACAACGCACACGCCGCACGCATAGAGAACGGAATTGTTAGAGAAGTCATCGTCATCCCTTACATGAACGACAACGACGACGATGTGACCGCCTACTGCAACAGCATCGGACTCGCAGGAACATGGCTAGACACTTCGTACACAGGTTCTCGTCGTGGCAAGTATGCAGGCATCGGAGATCGCTACGATGCCGAGCTCAACGAGTTCGTGACGCCGAGCAGCGGAGATGCGGAGTAGGGCACTCGTCGCCCTTCCCGCCCTCCTTCTAGTTCTCTTCGCATCCCCGGCACGGGCGCAAGAGCTTGAATGCCGTGAGGTCGAGGTCGAGCCACAGTATTTTGACGCCTATGAATGCAAGGCATCGTGGCTGCCTGACGGGTCACGCATAACCGAAGAACAACGAAAGACCGTGAACGCGATCGTGTTGTTGACGGTGGTCGCACCGGCGACCAGGAGACGACAATGAAATGGCGTGAATACCTAATCGAGAACGTATGGACGTGGGCTGGCACCGTGATGGTGTTGTTGACGTTGACTGGTTCGACGTTGTTGCGTGCTTCTGTGGTCACGGCAATAGTTGTTTCACTACACTTGTTCCTGACCGCACAGGGAGAGAACAGTGACGACACCTGAAGTGAACATCAAATCGAACGCGACCATCGCCAAAGCCCTCGACCTCGGCCAGCGGCTCTTCTCCCTCTTCCTCGCTAACGCACTCCCGGCGATTGCTGGTGGTGCGGTGATTGGTGTGAGTGTGGCGAAGGCTGCGATGCTGTCGGGCATCATGGCGTGCGTACAGGTAATCCAGAAGTTGGCGGCCGCTTCGGTCGATGGAGATTTGACTGCTGATGAGATCAAAGAAGCGTTCGGCAACGGCAAGCCCGTCAAGAAGAAGTAAGGCGATGACTCGCCCGTACACCGGCACCAAGGACGGTGCTGCGCCAGGTAAGCGTGCGGGGCTCGAGCAGTTCGTGCGCGAGATTACGAAACTTTCTGACGGTGCGCTCTGGAACAACGGCACCTGGGTCGTGCGCAACATGCGCGGCAAAGAATCGTTGAGCGTTCACGCAACAGGGCGTGCCGTCGACCTCTCCTACCGCAAGGTCGGCAAGCTCGGCAAGGCTGACGGTCGCAAGCACGCCGAAGCCATGATGGACTTCCTCGTCGCCAACGCTAAGCGTCTCCAAATCGAATGCATCCTTGATTACTTCCCGCAGCCGCATGGTCGCGGGTGGCGTTGCGACCGAGGAACCTGGCAGAACTACACCAGCAAGACCATCAGCGGCGCACCGGGAGGCGACTGGATTCATGTCGAAATCAGTCCGAAGTTCGCCGACGACGCCCAGGCATACATTGACAGGTTCGCCGCCATCGCTGCAGGTAAGCAGGAAGCCGATGCTGACTGAGGCTTGGGCACTCGTCATCGCAGCCGCAGTCGCAGCCGTAGGCGGTATCACCGTGGCCCTCATCCAGCAGTTCCGCCGCGAGAACCGTCGAGACCACGGCCACGTCATGGATGCCCTGCAACGGGTATCCCACACGATGGACAGAGTCGAAGGTAAGGTGGATTCACACATCGACTGGCACCTAAAGGAGGCTGCTAATGGGAGAGTTATTCGAGGCACTAAAGGCAGAGGCCGCAAAGCGTCCTAACGTCACCAAGACGGAAGAGAAACTTGCCGCACATCTCGGCAAGGACGGTTGGAAAGACTTTGAGAAAGCCTGCCTGGATCACGAGTTCTCGACCGCAGTCATCTGCCGTGTCGTGCGCCAACACGGATTCAGCATCTCCTACTCAGCGATCCAACGCATCCGCGCCGACATCGTCAAGCAGGCACAGAAATGACCGCCTATGACCACCAGCGGGAACTCGACGAGCTCCAACGACTCCTCAAGAAAGCCCAGCAGGAAGCGGCGTCGAACAAGCGACGCACCGACGATCTCGTCAACGCGGTCTACACGGCCGCCTATGAGGCGGCTCGGGCATCTGGGCGAGGACTCGCTGTCAAGCGCCCTCCCGTGGACAAGCGACGCCGCAAAGCCGAAGTTGCGCTAATCCACGCAACCGACTGGCAGTTGGGCAAAAAGACCGTCACCTACGGCATCACCACCCTGTCTAAACGCATGGAGTTGTTCGCCGACAAGGTCATCGAAATCACCGGCATTCAACGCCAAGACCACCCAGTCAAAGAAGCGGTGCTGATGCTGGGTGGTGACATGGTCGAGGGACTCGGGATCTACGAGTCACAGATTTACGAGATTGAAGCGCATCTCTTTGAGCAGCTCTTTGAGTGCGCACGCATCATCGAGAAACTCGTCCGCACCCTCGCCCAGAACTTTGAGCAGGTGCGCGTCATCTGCGAGTTCGGCAACCACGGACGCATCGGCAAATACGGAGTCATGCCCAAAGGCGACAACGTCGACCGCATGGCCTACCGAATCGTCGAAGACAGAACCAAAGACATCAGCCACGTCACCTGGCAACAATCAGACAACTGGTACCAGCACTTCGCAATCGGCAACTATCGCGTTCTACTCGTACATGGAGACGAAGTCCGCACCTACTCCGGCACGCCACTCTTCGGTATCCTGCGCAGAGTGTCAGCCTGGGCGGCTGGCGTCGTACCAACATTTGAGGACTGCTACATGGGTCACTGGCACAACCCGATCTCGGCAACCATCGGCAACGGCAACCGCGTCTTCATCACCGGGTCACCCGAATCAGGCAACGCCTACGCCGCCGAACACCTTGCCGCTCAAGCCCGACCCAGCCAACGCCTCCACTTCATCGACCCAGAGAAAGGTCGCGTCACCGGGGAGTACGTCGTATGGCTCGACTAGAAGATTTCGGCACACTCGCCATCATCTCCTGGCACGACACCCACGGCGACAAAGACGGCTGGCTCGTCATCGGCGAACTCGACCACGAACCCTGCGTCGTCCACACCGTCGGCTGGCTCATCCCCACCCACGAAGGCGGCAAAGCCGACCACATCACCATCTACCAATCCCGCATCGAAGGCACCGATCAGGTTGATTCGGTGACCCACATACCTGTCGGGATGGTTGTCGGCATCAAACTGGTGACCCGACCCGACCTCCGCTAGGGTTTCTTTGGACAGCCCAAGGAGGCGTCCACTAGGCTGAGCACCGGCAGGTCCTCGGCCTCGGCGGGCGTCACGAGTCGACCGCCCCGCACAGTTTCCTCCTTGGCTGTGCGGTTATCACTACACACGAAAAGAGACCTCGATGAGAGCAGTCACCGCCGCCGCAATCCTCGCCATAGCCACCCTCCTAGGCCTCATGCCTGCGATGGCAGCCGAAGCCCCAGAGACCACGCCACAGCCCTCCAGAAGCGTCCAGACGCTTCCAGTGGTCACCGAGCCTGCCAAGCCCGCAGCACCGCCCAGAAGGGCTCTGGAAGCGTCTGAAGGGCAATCCTGCCCAGGCTGGATTGACGTCGCCCGCGATGTCGGCTGGCCGGAGGCTGAGTTGCCGATGGTCGGGGCCGTCACCTACTTCGAGTCGAGGTGCCTCAACTCGGTTCGTGGCGATAAGGGTGTCTCATGGACTGCCTTCCAAATCCACACGAAATCGTGGTGCCGACCCAACCGGTACTGGCCAGACGGTTATCTGCAAGCCATGCAAATAGTGAACACCTGCAAAGACCTACTCGACCCCGAGACCGCGGCACGAGCCGCGCTCGCCATCTGGCAGTACGGTGGCTGGGCACAGTGGACGACCGCAGAGAAAGCATCCACCACCCTCGCACCATGATGCCCTAGGGTCGAACTCAACCCAAAAGGAGGGCCACAATGAAACCAATGGAGAAAATCTGGATGCTCGCAGTCTGTACGGCTGCGTGGATTGGATTATGGATGACCGGACCCGAGAACCCTGAAGAGAAATACTCGTCGTGGGAACTCGCCGTCTTCGCAGGAGTGCTCGTGTTCTGCTTCGTGCAGTTCGTCCGCTACTCCAGCCAACACATCCAGCAGCGTGACGCTGACCGCATCAAGAAAGTGTTGAAGCGTCGTGACGCAAGAACCAATCGCTAACTGGACGAACGAAGACAACGCATTCGTCCTGCGAGCACCCAAGTGGTACAATCAGGCTGCGTGCGTCGGCGTATCAGGTGACGTGTTCTTTGAGGAAGGCGTCAAACGTCTCGTCATCGAAGCCAAGTCGTACTGCTACAAATGTCCTGTGCGTGTGGACTGCCTTGAGTACGCAATCAAGGCGGAGGAAATCGGTGTGTGGGGTGGGATGACCACTTCGGAGCGCCGCAAGGAAGCACGCAGGCGTCGTAGGATTCAACTCTATGGCTCACCCAAATAAACGGAAAGGCAACCGCGCCGAACTTCTCGTCGCCAAATGGTTACGCAAATACGGTTGGGTGAACGCCGAACGGTCCCGCGCCGGATGGACTGACGACCGAGGCGACATTGACGGGATGCCAGGGGTCTGTATCGAAGTAAAAAACGAGAAGAAAATTGACATACCTGGC